GGCATCTCCGATCATGCGTGCTCCCGCCCCGGATTTTGGGGGGTGCGCTGATGGCCGCGCAGAAGGCCCCCACCGGCCTCAAGGCGAAGGGTCGACGGTTCTGGCAGGAGGTCACTGGCAAATACGACCTCCGCATCGACGAGCTGCGGATCCTCGAGGACGCATGTCGGGAGGTCGACCTCATCGACCGCATCGAGAAGGCGCTCAACGCGCGGGGTGCGCAGCTCACCGTCCGCGGGAGCCAGGGGCAGCCGGTGGCGAACCCCCTCATCGCCGAGGTCAGGCAGCACCGCACGGTGCTCAAGAGCCTGCTGTCGTCGCTGAAGCTGCCCGACGAGGCAGCCGACCAGGAGAAGCGCTCAACCTCGGCGCGAGAGGCGGCGATGGCAAGGTGGAGCCGCCGTGGCGCGTAGTCGAGTCGTCCAGGACATCGCCCCGCTGGAGGAGCACGAAGCGGTGATTGCCGAGTACCGCGAGCGGCTGTCCGTGCCGGCGGAGCAGGGGCAGCACCGGTGGCCGCCGGTCATTGTCGGTCCGGCCTGGCAGGTAGGCCCAGGCCGGCGCTACGTCCTGCCCGAGCTCACCATCGGATGGGACGTCCTCGGGTGGTGCGGGACGAACCTGCAGCACGGGCGCGACGAGCCGTGGAGGTTCACCGACGAGCAAGCGCGGTTCATCCTGCACTGGTACGCGCTGAACGAGGATGGCTCGTTCGTCTACCACGACTTCACGTTCCAGCGCCTGAAAGGCCATGGCAAGGACCCCCTCGCCGCGACGCTGATGGCGGTGGAGATGCTCGGGCCGTGCAGGTTCGACGGCTGGGACGAGGCCGGCGAGCCGCTCGCTCGCGACGTCCCCGACGCATGGGTGCAGACGGCGGCAGTCAGCCAGGAGCAGACGAAGAACACCATGCGCTTGTTCCCGGCGCTGTTCACCCCGAAGGCGAAGCGCGAGTACGGCCTGCAGATCGGCAAGGAGAAGATCTACGCGCTGGGCGATGAGCGGATGGTCGAAGCGGTGACGAGCTCGCCGGCGACCCTGGAGGGCGCACGCTCGACGTTCATCGTCCTGAATGAGCCGCACCACTGGACGGAGTCGAACGACGGCCACGAGATGGCAGCCGTCATCGCCCGCAACGCCGCGAAGTCGCCGGACGGCGGGGCTCGGACGGGTCGCATCACCAACGCGTACGAGCCCGGCCAGGACTCAGTGGCGGAGCGCGACCGCGAGGCCTACGAGAAGATGGCGGCCGGGCGGACCCTGTTCACCGGGTACCTGTACGACTCGCTGGAGGCACCGCCCGAGGCGCCCCTGACGGCCGAGGCTGCGCCCGAGGTGGTGCGCAGCATTCGGGGTGACTCCGTGTGGCTCAACCCCGAGCGCATCGTCCAGGAGATCCTCGACCCTCGAAACCCGCCCAGCCGGTCCCGGCGCTTCTGGTACAACCAGATCACCGCGGCCGAGGATGCCTGGACCACCCCGCAGGACTGGGACAGCAACCGCGTTGAGGGGCTCGAACTCCTCGCGGGCGACCAGATCGTCCTGTTCTTCGATGGGTCGAAGTCGGACGACGCGACCGGCCTCGTCGCGGCCCGGGTGAGCGACGGCGCGGTGTTTGTCCTCGGCGTGTGGGAGCGGCCGCAGGGTATCGAGGAGTGGTCGGTCGACCGCGAGTACGTGAGCGGCGTGGTGGCCGAGACGTTCGCGAAGTACGACCCTCGCGCGTTTTTCGCGGACCCTGGTGCCGGCGAGGACGAGACCGGCGCCCGCTACTGGGATGCGCACATCGACCGCTGGAGCCTGGAGTACGGCGACCGGCTCGATATGTGGTCCGTGCAAGGTGGAGCCGACCGGCACGCGGTCCTGTGGGATATGCGCAGCCCGGCGCGGCTCAAGCTCTTCACCGAAGCCTGTGAGCGGGCCCTCCAGGACATCGAGGCCGGACAGCTCCCGCACGACGGGCACCTGACGCTGCGGGACCACGTGCGTAACGCGCGCCGTCGGCCCAACCAGTACGGCGTAAGCGTCGGCAAGGAGCACCGGGAGTCGCGCCGCAAGATCGACCTCGCCGTCTGCGCGATCGGCGCTCGCATGCTCCACCGGATGTACCTCGCGTTCCCGGACGACAGGAAGCGCAAGGACGCCCCGCCGTCCGTCTACGAGTCCCGCGGACTGAGGAGGGTCTAGGTGAACCGCTCGATGCTTGCGCTGCTGCTGGTGAACGCCTGCGCAACCACGGCCCTCCTCGCCCTCGCGGCGTTGGCGGTGCTGTACGGGGTGGGAGCGCTAGCCATCGCCGCCCTTGCCTGCGGCCTGGTGGCGCTGGTGGCGTCCGAGGTCGCTTCGTGATGGCCGCGAAGGCGCGTCGTGAGGCGCTGGCGGTGAGGCACGACGACGGATCCACGGGCTGCAGCAACTGCGGTTACCGGTTCGCGTTCGACGTGTCCATCACACCGGCCGGGAACGACCCGCGGCTCAAGTGCCGGTGCGGAGCATGGGTGCGCCTGGAACGAACCGCTAAGGTGCGTTGACGCCTCCTCGGTTGAGCCCTTAGGCTGTCGCCACAAGGGCGCGTTGCGCCCGTCGCTCACGCGACTGCCACGCTGGCTCCAGGCGAGCCACACGCGCGGTCCACTACCCAGGTGGATGCGCGTGTGCCTACGGCGACCCCGTCCCGATACCGCCACCGACCCGCGAGCTGCCGGGAGCACTCAGTGCCCGGCCTGATCTCGCGCATGGTCGGCGCGCCACGCAACGCTGAGATCACGCAGATCACCACGTCCGGCGACCTGGCCGAGCGCCTCCGCCGTGGCGAGAAGACCTGGGCGGGCCTCGACCTTTCGGTGCAGCGCGCGCTAACCGTGGGACCGGTGTTCGCGGCCGTGCGCGTCATCGCCGAGGACATCGGCAAACTGCCGTTCGTCGTCTACCGGCGCGACGACGACGGGCCGAAGGAGCGAGCGCGGGACTCGGACTACTGGCGGCTCATCCACGACGCGCCCAACACCTTCATGACCTCGCAGCAGTTCCGCGAGTACATGACGGCCCAGGCGATGCTGCTGGGCAACGCCTACGCGCTGAAGACGCGCGTAGGCGGTCAGGTGCGGGAGCTGCTGCCGCTGCTGCCCGGTCAGGTCCGCGTGGAGCAACTGCCGGACTTCGAGCTCGTCTACCACGTCACGATGGCGGACGGGAAGGTCGAGCGGAAGTCGCGCCGCGAGGTGTTCCACCTCCGCGGCTACTCGCTCGACATTGCCGGCGGCGCGGGGATCTTCAAGTACGCCCGCCAGACCATCGCGCACACGCTCGCCGTCGAGCAGTTCGGCGCGACGTATTTCGGCAACGGCGCGAAGCCGTCCGCCGTGTTCAAGCACCCGGCGACGCTGTCCGACGAGGCCTACGAGCGCCTGAAGACTGACCTTCGTAGCGACTTCTCGGGCGCCAACGCCAACGAGACGATGCTCCTCGAGGAGGGGCTCGACTTCGCCCCGACCAGCCTCAGCAACGAGGACTCGCAGTTCAACGACACCCGCATCTTCCTCGTCGAGGAGTGCGCCCGCTGGGCCCGCGTCGCCCCCCACAAGATCTCGCACCTGTACCGCTCGACGTTCTCGAACATCGAGCACCAGGCGATCGAGCACGTCACCGACACGCTGATGCCGTGGGCTCAGCGATGGGAAGACGCGTTCAACCTCGGCGTCATCCGTGAGGACGGCCTGTACGCGGAGCTGCTGTTCGACGCGCTGCTGCGCGGCGACACCAAGAGCCAGTACGAGGCGCTCCGCATGGCGACCGGGCGCCCATGGCTCAAGGGCGACGAGGCTCGCCGCGCGCTCAACCTGGAGCCGCTCGGCGGCGACATGGACTCCGTGGTGATGCCGAACAACGCGGGCAACGAGGGCGGCAACCCGCGATCCGAGGAGCGTGTCTCATGAACCGGTCGCGGCTCACGAACCTCGGCAACGGACGGCATGCACGCACGGAGTTCCGCATCGAGAACGCGGCCTCCGACGAGGCGGATATCTACCTGTACTCGCCGATTGGCGGATGGTTCGGCATCACAGCCGACGAGTTCGTGCGCGACCTGCGCGAGGTGGACGCGAGCCGCATCAACCTGCACATCAACTCGCCCGGCGGCGAGGTCTTCGATGGCATCGCCATCCACAACGCGCTCGTGAACCACGCGGCAAGCGTCACCGTCTTCGTCGACGGCCTCGCGGCCTCAGCTGCGTCGTTTATCGCGATGGCCGGCGACCGCGTCGTCATGGCCAAGCACGCCACCATGATGATCCACGACCCGTGGGGCTTCACGGTCGGCGACGCCCGCGACCACCGGAAGCAGGCGGACCTGCTCGACCGGCTGGGCGACACCATCGCTGACATCTACCTCGATCGTGCGGGCGGCACGCGCCAGCACTGGCGCGACCTGATGCTCGAGGAGACCTGGTACAGCGACCGCGAAGCGGTCGAGGCTGGTCTCGCGGACGAGGTTGCGGGCGACGCCGAGGCGGAGGACCGCTTCGACCTGTCCGTCTTCGACTTCCGCAACACCCCTGACCACCTCAAGTCACAACGCTCCGGGACGGAGCGCGAGCCCACCAAGCGCGAAGCGGAACGCGCCCTGCGGGAAGCGGGCCTCTCTGCCGCGGCGGCAAAGGCCGTCCTCGCGGGCGGGTGGGATGCGAACGACGACGGCGCTCGGGATGAGTCGCTGACGGAGCTCGCAGCATTCATCAACGGACTGACCGAAGGAGCACGAGCATGAGCGACGCAGTCGCCGAACTGAAGCAGGCGTTTGCCGACTTCAAGGCCCTGAACGACCGCCGGTACGAAGAGCTCAAGAACGGCATCCCGTCCGCCGAGACTCTGGTAGCCGTCGACCAGGCGAACGCCGCCATCACCGAGATCCAGTCCAAGCTGGACGCCGCGGTGAAGGAGCACGCCGAGACCAAGATGTTGGTCGACGAGCTGGAGACCCGCGCGAACCGCCCGCACGGCGGCGGTGGCAACGGTCAGCTGAAGCTGCGCGACGAGCAGGTCGAGCGCTACGCGGCGTTCCAGGGCATGGTCCAGGACAAGGACATCGACCCGGCGCACGTCGATCTGGAGTTCATCGGCTCGTACATCGACGCCTTCGCCGACTGGATGAAGCGAGGCTCTCGGGCGAGCAGCGACAGTATCCGACTGCTCAACGAGATGTCGGTCGGCTCCGACCCCGGCGGTGGCTACTGGGTCGACCCGGACACTTCGGGTCGGCTCGTCGAGTTCATCCGCGAGACGACCCCGATGCGGCGCCTCGCGTCGGT